GAGACATATACTAAAAAATATTAAAACATCCTTTTTTGGATCAATTGCTGGACTGCCTTTGGTAGTTGATGGACTGGCTAAAAAGGATGCTGCCATGATTATTTCAGGAGTGGCAACACTTATTCTCGGTTTAATGGCTAAAGACCATGACACCCACTAAAAAATATCTAATTATTGCAGCTATCATTTTGCTGCTTTTAACTGCAAAAAGAGTGAGTGCTGAAAAACTAATTGCCAAATTTGAAGGCTTGAGGCTAAAAAGCTATCAGGATTCAGGGGGCATTTGGACTATCGGTTACGGATCTACAAAAGACCCATTCACTGGTATTGCAGTTAAGAAAGGGCAAACGATAAGCAAGGCAACTGCTTTGGAATGGCTGAAAAAAGAGATTGAGCAAAGGCAAGTGGCGATCAGGAAACTTGTTAAAGTTCCAATAACCAGTAATCAACTGGCAGCGATCACATCCCTTGCATACAATATCGGTTTAACTGCCTTTCAACGATCTACTTTATTAAAATTACTCAATGCCAAAGCACCTATAAAAGATGTGGCGGATCAATTTTTAGTATTCAATAAAGTTACTATTGATGGCAAAAAGGTATTTGTTCAGGGTTTAATGAATAGAAGGCTATTGGAAAGGGATTTATTCCTATCTTAGTGGGGTCATAATCAGTTTATTCAAATGAATTCGGGGAAAATTTCTATTTTCCCCTTTTTTTTTGCAAAAAATTTGATGGATTCAAAAAAAAGTTTATAGATTCGCCTTGACAAATGATTTTTTAAACTTAAAAACGAAAAAACCATGACAAAGGAACAAAAGTCAGCCTACACCATTGCAGCCATCATTCTATTGGCTATTCTCATTTGCTTTTCGGATTCAATTTGGCAGTTATGATCAGCATAATTGCCCGAATTATTGGGTTTATTTGGTTTATACTATGTATTCCAGTATTCCTATTAACTTTTGCATTAATTGAAATTGTATTCTTCATTAAAAAATTGACAAATGGCAACCATTGTACTAAACTATGATCCCAATATGTACTGGGATGAATTTTTAAGATCAAATAACATTCGGCATGATCAGTACATAAACGATCCCAAAAGATTTATTTTGTACTATTATGATGATTTTCATCTATTGAAGATCGGTTTTGAATTCGGTTTATTTTATCAACTTAAAACCCTACAAAATGAACCCAATGTATAACGATCTAAAGGAACTATTTGATGAGATCCATTTTTTGGAAGAAAAGCAAAAGAAACTCCAAAGGATGCTGAACGCAAAAAGATTCAGCAACATTCAAATTCATTTTTTTGCCGACAAAGATTATCACACGATCTACCAGCAAGATTCCCCATTCAATATGGAAAGTGAATTGCGGATATTGATTGAAGGGATGATTGATCAACTTGATTTTGACATACAAAATTTGAAATTGCAATTTTGATGAAACTTGAATGGGAAATATATTTGAAAAATAGGGACATTGAACTTTACAATGAAATACAACAATTTTTTGAAAACAAAGAAAAAACAACAACTATGAAACCAGCAATGATGAACGGAAAAAAGATCTTTTTTGAAGTTTTTGTAACCAATGGCGATCCCTTTATTTTGATTTCCGATAAGGAATGGGCATCGGAAGGAATATCAAAAATTTATTTCCTTCGCCGTTTTTCCATGAAGTACGCAATGGAGGATTTTATGAAATACCTTGACAAGATTGCTGAAATGAACAAGGCAAAGCAAAATGAAGTGTATTAATTGCCGTAAAATTTTCACGATCACGCAATATCGGGGGCGGGTGGGGTTAGCACTTTGCCCCCATTGTTTAACAATAAATAACAACCAAAATGCAAAAAAACAAAGATCTTCCAGCAAGTGCAGTTCATCCAATTCAGGACAAGTTCGGTCAGGTAATTTTGATGACGGGATTCACGAAGCAAGAAGCGGTGGCACTGGAACTATTTAAAGCAATGATCATGCAAGAAGGATCGGATAGTCCTGAAGAAATTAACTACATGATCAAAGAAAGTTACCAATATGCAGAAAAATTTTGTGCATATCTGGAAACCGAAAGTGAAAAAGAAAGTGGATTGATAATTAACTAAACGTGAAAACAAATGACAAATGATCTTCACGAAAAACTTAATTCACGAAAATTCCGCAATGGCTACAAGCCACCTGAAGAAAATGTAATTTTTTCCATACAAGGAAAAAACATTGGAACAAGTCAATCATTTGTTTGCTTTCAGGGATTGCCAAAGGCTGGAAAATCAACTTTTATCACCAGTGCCATTGCTTCTGCCTTCACTCACTGGGATATATTCGGGATGAAAATAAACTTTCCAAAGGAAAGGAAGCGGATATGCTACATAGATACGGAAAGTTCGGATTTTGACTATTATCGGGTGCTGGAACGGATCAGGTCGCAAATAATTTGCGATCCCCTTCCGCACAATTTTGATTCATTCCTATTTCGGGAAGATTCCCCACAAGATATCCAGTCCATGATTGAGATTTATTTGGAAGAAAATAAAGATTGCTCGGTATTGGTAATTGATGGCATACTGGATTTAATTGCAGATTTTAATTCAGTTGAACAAAGTTTCTATTTGGTTCAATGGCTGAAAAAAATCACTAAGCACCATGATCTTTTGATACTTTGCGTTTTGCATCTTGGAAAAAAGGATCAAAACTCAATTGGACATATCGGATCGTATTTGGATCGGAAAAGTCAATCGGTACTTAAAATTGAAAAGAACAAGGAAAAAAAGACATTGGATTTAATTCCTACCTTTTTACGTTCAACGGATGATTTTGAGCCAATATCAATTCAGTACACTGGAAACAATTGGCATCAAGTTAATTCCGATCCAGTTCCAAAGGGAACGTATATATACGGAATGGAAAAAATATCCTTGATTAACAAGTTGCTGGATCATGCCAAAAATTACAAGGATTTAATTTCCGATTTTTCCGAATTTACTGGTAAAGGACAAACGACTGCAAAAAAGATTGTGAAAGATTGGATTGCTGAAGGATCAATTGTCAAGATCGGTGAACTATACCAAAAAAAATGAGGATAGTCGCCTATCCCCATTGACAAATGATCTTCCATAACGAAAAACCACTTTCCTTTCATGTCAAAAATAGAAAATTTCTAATTATGAGCAAACTTTTTACTGCAATTATATTTTTCAAACCCGAAACTGGAATTTCACCACGAAAATATCGGAACATTAACAACCCCCAAAATTTTCTCAAATTTGCCAAAAAATGTGGTGGGTGGTATGTGAACCTATATTGCAAGAGAAGTGCCAAATTTGAGGCACGTCTGTACGTCTGACGCGATTCCTGACATCAACATCAACACTGGAAAAACGAAAATGGGGCATTTTGCCCCTTTTTTATTGCTAAAGGTCAAAGAAAAGTGGATTTGATGAACTTAGGTCACTTTGGGTCAGTTTGGTTTGGGTCAGTTTTTGTTTGGATGGTGGGCAGAAGGTCACCCGCCCCCTACAGGGGCGGGTGAACCTGTAAACTGACCCGCCATTCAACTTTTCCGACCCGAAATTTGTTTTGTTAGATTTTTTTTAGTAATTTTGGTAAAACGTTTGAAATTTTGAAAAAGAGTAATTTGCTTTTTTTGGGTATCGGCGGACTGGCTGCCTGGTATCTTTGGACAAGGGTGCAACTGGGTCAAAAAACAAAATTGATCTTCAAAAAAATTAGGTTGATCGGGAAAGGATTGAGCAAACAATTTGAACTCAATTTCAAAATTCAAAACCCGACAAATCAAACTGGTGTTGTTTCTGCCATTACTGGTGAAGTTTATATCAATGATCGGATCGTTGCCGATTTTAGTTCATTTGGTGAACAAAAAATTGCCCCAAAAAGCGAAAGTGATTTCAAAGTAATTGCATCACCTACCATTGGGATCATCCAGTTACTTACTCAAAGAGGACTATTGAAGTCAGGATTGAATTACAAGATCAAAGGAACTGGAAATTTTGATGGGATTGTTGCCCCATTTGAATATACTGCAAAACTTATTTGATGAATAGGGATACATTGTTGGGTAAACTTACTCCTTACGGAAGGAAAAGAATCTTGATCAAGCGTGATCAAGGAGTACCCGATATTATGTCTGCAATGTTATCGGCTCACAAAATTTATGCTAAAGATTATGACAAGATCTCTCAAGATTTTTATACTGGTGATGGGATACAAACTGCAAAAAATTTATTCAACTTTCTCAAAAAGAATGTTAGGTACAAAATAGAAAGTGAAAACAACCAGCGGATAATGTCGCCCAGTGCGATAATTTCTCTTGGTGCAAATCCAAATAGTGGAATTGATTGCAAAAACATGGCTCTTTTTATCATGGGCAATTTGGATTCACTAAAGCGGAAAGGATTGATAAAAAATGATATTTATTATCGTTTTGCATCTTACAAGTTGCTGGATGAAGTTCCGCATCATGTTTTTGCGGTTATTCGTGATACCGATGGAACTGAATACTATATTGATCCAGTATTAAGCACATTTAACGAAAGGAAAACATTTTTTCATAAGATAGACAAAAGACCAAACAATATGCCACTATATTCAATATCAGGAGTGGGAAAGTCAGTTGGGGCAGCGAAAAAAACTGCTCAACCCAAAGAGAAAAAAAAGATTGTTGTAAAAATTGCACTTGCACCAGCAAGGGGATCATTTTTGCTGCTGGTAGGATTGAATTTCATGGGACTGGCAACAAAATTGAAAAAAGCATTTAGCGAGAGATCCGATGCAACTCAAAACTGGTGGGCAAATTTAGGTGGAAACCCAAATGAACTGCTGCGTAAAACTGAACAAGGAGCAAAGAAAAAAAGATTATTGGGTGATGATGTTGAATTTGCTTCCGAAGGACAAATAGGTGTTGTTGCCACTGGAACTGCTGCTGCCACCATTACTGCTGCACCTATATTGGTAAAAGTTGCTGAATTTTTGTCAAAGTTGGGAATTGATGTTAAAGAGGTTTCCGAAGTTGGCAAAAGAGTTTTGGCAAAGCAAGTGAAAAACGTTGTGGAAAAAAACTTGGAAAACACTGAAAAACTGGAACTGGCAGAACAAGAGGAAGTGGATAGGATTATCAATCAAACCGATGGCATTGAGGATGGAAAACAAAAGATGAACTACATTCCTTTCGTTGTGGGTGGTGCATTGGTGTTATATTTGATCAGTCGTAAAAAATAATCACTTTCCTTTCACCTTTAGTATGTATAAAAACTATCCAGCAAAGGCGACAAAAAATGCAGTTGAAGGATATATTTTAAAATTGATGAAAGGAAGTTGCAAAAATGCAACTGGAGTGAAAACGGCAATGAAGTTGATGAATAGAGAGGTATTGAGTGAAAAATTTGTGAATAAAATATATTCATATTTGAAAAGGGCGAAAGTTTATGTGGGTGAAAAAGATCGGTGCGGTTATATATCGTATCAATTGTGGGGCGGAAAGGAAATGTTGAAATGGTGTGAACAAACATTAAAAAAATAAACTATGACTGCAAAACAAAAGGCAGCGAGGATGAAATTCAAAAAGGTGGTTGCTGAAGCCAGTAAACTCCGTAAGAAAAATCCAAAACTTACTCAGGCTCAAGCGGTGAAACAAGCATGGGCGATTGAATATGCCAAAGAAGGAAAAACAAAAAAAGTTTCCGTAAAAAAGAAGGCTGCATCAAAAAAGAAAGTTGCAAGAAAAAAAGTTGCTGCAATTAAGATAATTGAAAAAGGCGAAAGCAAAAAAGCGAAACCAAAAGCAACTTATCAACAAGTGAGAACCAAAAAAGGTACTTACAAAGGATTGAAAAAGATAGGTGCAGCAAAATCTAATGGGTATCATAAAGATACTAAAAGCCACAATGTAAATATCCGTGTTGTAAGTGGTATTCCACCATATAAAGATCCTGATGCAGCAAGAGAGATAGAATTGTATGCAGATAATGATTCAAGATTATATTTTTCACGAAAATTGCCAATACTTAAAAATTTGCAGAAAAAATATCAAAAAGGACAATATGATGTTGAAAAGGCTGCAAAACTTTGGTTGTATTATATAAATGATGCAATGCAGAGATACAATAAAGAATACGGATCAAGAGGTGATAAATGGAGTGATCTTTTGAGTGTTGCAGATAGAAAATTACTTGCTATCGAATATGCAAAAGAAACTTTAAATGAATTTGAACAAGGAAATTTTATAGTATAAAAATCTTGGGATCGTTCCCACATAAACCAAAAAAAAACAAAAAAATCATCGCA